GCGGCATGGGCAGAAGTCATGCACAATGCGGGAGCGAGCCGCTACCTGTATTTTTCCGGAACATATACTGTATAGGAGGAGAAATGGCTATTACCAAGGAGACCGAAATTTTCAAGGTGGACACTAATCCACAAACCGGGGCGATTTCTGTCCGCGAGGACACAGTAATCCGCGAAGAAGATGTGGAAATTTCAAGAATCCCTCATCGTCATGCGCTTGTCCCCCTCGTCTCCGTCTATGATAAAGACAGCGATAGCTGGACTCACACGCCCACGGACCTAACAAATCAGGACTCGACGGTTCAGGCAGTGGCTGAAGCTCTCTGGACTGATGAGGTGAGAGATGCCTTTCGGGCAGAGATGGAAAAGCAGCCGCCAATCTAATGCCACTTACCAAAGTTCAGTTCAAACCCGGAATTAATCGCGAGAGCACCTCTTTTGCGAACGAACAGGGCTGGTTTGATTCCGACCTGATACGTTTTAGGAAGGGGCGTCCTGAAAAACTGGGCGGTTGGGTAAAAACGAGTGCTACCTCGTTAGTGGGAACTCCCCGATCTCTAAACGCATGGATTACTCTCAGGTCCCTGAAACTCATGGGGATTGGCACCAACCAGAAATTCTATATCGGGCAAGGTGACGGCTACAACGACATAACCCCGATCAGAAGTACAGTTTCGCTTGGAACGAACCCAATTACCACGGGCAGTGCGGGTTCGGGAGAAATTACGGTAACTGCTGCCGGGCACGGAGCAACCGAGGGTGATTCTGTTACTTTCAGCGGTGCCACAACCACAGATGGAATCACAGCGGCCACGATAAACGTGGAACACCTCATAACGCAGGTTGTGTCGGCTGGTAGTTACAAAGTGGACACAGGGGGAAGTGCTGATTCCGGATCTACCGCTGGTGGAGGAGCCTCAGTCATTGCTAACTACCAGATCAATAGCGGTGTCGAAACTTCGGTTTTAGGTGTGGGATGGGGCGCTGGCTTTTGGGGTGGTTCAACACTCACCTACTCCCAGACTACTTTAGATGGCGGCATAAACGACAGCGCAACTTCAATACTCCTTACCTCCGCCTCCGATTTTGAAACAGATTCCACTACCACAAGTGCCGCTGTTGCTGTTGTAGACACAACGATTGGTTTAGCTGACTCCTCCGGAATGCCCGCCAGTGGCACAATTAAGATAGATAGTGAGAAAATCACATACAACACCAATTCCGGTACCGTTCTCGGTGATATTACAAGGGGGGCCGATGGCACAACCACGGCAACGCATTCCAGTGGCGCTACAGCAACTTTCGTCGGCCTGATACAGATTGATGACGAGTTAATTCAATACACAGGAAAAACAACCAATACCCTGGACAGCGGTGTTGTTCGCGGTACCCGAGGCACCACTGCTGCTGCCCATAACAGTGGCGCTCTTGTTAAAGAGGCCAATAGTTTTTACGGGTGGGGGTATGCTGTACTACCCTTCACAGCCGGTGCGACCCGCCTATGGTCACAGGACAACTGGGGCGAAGACCTGTTGATGAATGTCCGGGATGACAACATATATTACTGGGACGCGACATTAGGTCTGGGTACGAGAGCCACGGCTCTGAGCAGCCAGACGGGTGCTTCTGATGCACCGACCACTGCCCGTCAGGTAATTGTGTCGGACACAGATCGCCATGTTATTTGTCTGGCTCCAAACACAATCAACACTACCTCTCAGGATCCTTTACTTGTACGCTGGTCAGATCAGGAAAACGCCGTGGACTGGACACCTACGGCAACCAATACAGCAGGTTCCCAGCGGCTTTCGTCCGGCTCCGAAATCATTACGGCGATCAAGACACGTCAGGAGATTCTGATATGGACGGATGCGTCCATATACAGTATGCGTTTTGTGGGCCCTCCTTTCACCTTTTCCTTCAATCTTCTGGCCAGCAACTCCTCAATTATCGCTCCAAACGCGGTGGTGTCTGCCGGCGATCGTGTGTTCTGGATGGAAACGGACAACTTCTTCATGTATGCGGGGCAAATTCAAATGATTCCCTGCACTCTTCTTCGATACGTTTTTGACGACATCAACCTGGAGCAGAGGTTGAGGTTTTTTGCCGCCTCCAACAGGATGTTTGACGAAATATTCTGGTTTTACTGCTCCTCAGACAGCACTGAAATTGACCGCTACGTTAAATTCAATTATGCAGAAGGAGCCTGGGATATCGGCTCCTTGTCCCGGACAGCCTGGGTTGATATTGGCTTATTCGGCAAACCTCGTGGTGCAGGTACCGTGAGCAGCAGTAATTATATCTATGACCATGAATCAGGGACCACGAATGACGGTACAGCAATGTCGTCATATATCGAGTCTTCGGTATTTGACATAGGTGATGGCGACAAGTTTGCTTTTATAAAACGTATTATACCGGATATCGATATAACCAGTGCGGCTGGTGATGGTGTGGATTACGTGCTGAAAACACGAAATTATCCGGGGGAAAGCCTGACCACGAATTCCACCAACGCTGTTACAAGTACCACAACGCAGTCAGATGTAAGGTCGCGATCTCGTTCCGCCGTCCTGCGTGTCCAAAGTAGCGCGTCAGATGTCTCATGGACACTGGGTGATGTGCGGTTTGACATTCAGTTGGACGGCAGAAGGTAATGGTCAAACTTCTGGAAACAAGTCTCCCGCAAATTCCCGAGGTGTATGACAGGAACTTGATGAGCCGTCTGGTTCACACTGTTGAGGGTGCCCTTACCCGCGTTGACCTGCCTTCGGTTATCAGTGGTGAAGATGACACCAACGGTATTAACTGGTTTATGAACTGATGGCCTCGGCATACAAAAATATCGCTTCTTTGGTGGGTTCGACAGGAGATGTCACTATTTACACCTGTCCGAGTGCCACAGAAGCCCTTGTTAAAAACATTCGATTGTATAATAGTCATTCTGGAACTATAGTAGTGTACCCGAAGATTACCGACAGTTCCGCTTCTGTAACGGTTACGTTAGAGAAGAACAGCATAGGAACTCTCGCAGACACGTCCCTCGCAGGCCCGTTTGTTCTTGAGGCCGGTGACACGCTGATACTCAACTGTGACACAGCGTCGAAAATTTATGCTTTTGCGAGCGTGCTGGAGATTTCCTGATAATGGCACATACTTCCCCCAAATATTCCGGTGAGCCTACTGCGAAGGCTTTGGCAAATGGTTTGGCAACCCTTGGTCGCTATGGCGATGAGTACATAGTCCATGCGTCGGAAGGAGAAACCATTGTTCCGGAGGAGATTTTTGAAGCGAATCCCAAACTGAAGGACGACCTTTTTCGGCAGATGAAGATGATGGGGGTGGATAACCCCAATCGTTATGTCGTTGGTAACTCTCTTAATTCCCGTAACCCGATCACCGGTCAGCCGGAATTCTTCTTCAAGAAGATATTCAAGGCTATCGGAAAGGTCTTCAAGAAAACCCTCCCTGTTCTGGCGCCTATCGTAGGAAATATGATTGCCCCCGGTATTGGCGGGATTATCGCGTCTGGTCTAGCCTCGAAACTACAGGGAGGATCGTGGGGAGACGCCATGAAGTCGGCGGCTCTTACCTACGGGGTCGGTGCTTTAGGTAAAGGCATTACATCTGCTTTCAACCCGCAGCAGGGCGGTATGTCTGGCTTCATGGAGGGTTTGGGCAAAGGTTTAACATCACCGTTTGCTGCTGCCGGTGCATTGTTTAAATCCGGGCCTGCAAATCCTTTGGCGCAAGGAATATTCGGGGGGGATCAGTATAGTGGCAGCTTGTTCCCCTCCTACACCCCACAAGTAGCAGCACCACTAGCTGCACAACCAGCAACAGGGGCGGCGACTACGTACCGTCCCCCATTCACGCCTGGGGCAGGGGCGGCGACTACGTACCGTCCCCCATTCACGCCTGCGGAGTTCCCGTCTGATGGATTGTCCTACAAAGTAGCACCAGTAGCACCAGTAGCACCAGGACGAGTAGCAGAACGAGTAGCAGAACGAGTAGCAGCACCAGCACCAGTAGCTACAGCTACAGTACATCCTAAGAGCATAACGGTACACAATGGAAAACTCTATCATAACGGAACGCTAGTGGAACAAACGATACCGGAAGGTTATAAAGCTGTCGCGCCACCATGGTACAAAAACTTGGCTGGAAAAGCTGCTTTGCCCTTGCTGACCGGTGCTGCTGTCTACGCGTTAAGTGATGATCCGGAATCTCCAGGGGATGCCGCAAGGGGTGCCGACAGTCTAGGCGCTCGAGAAGCAGAAGCCTACCATGAATGGAAACAGCTACCCGATAAAAACACAGAGGAAGCCCATGCCCTACGGAAGATATGGTACGGGGAGCCGAAATATACACCAGAGCAGTTATTTGCGCGGTTTGGGGCTAATCCATTAGCCGGGTTCACGAGGCCGACATATGCCGCGCAAGGCGGCGAAGTCATTGGCCGCGGTACAGGGACCTCTGACAGTATTCCTGCAAGACTTTCTGACGGGGAATTCGTCATGACAGCAGAGGCTGTCCGAAATGCAGGACATGGGAACAGGGATCTGGGCGCTGCTCGAATGTATGACATGATGAATCGTTTCGAACGAGGGATTGCCTGATGGCCGAGGAAACAACCACACAATATTATCAACGCCAGGCACCATTTATTGAGGACTTTCAAAAGAGAGCAATGGAATCTGCCTTTGCTCGTGGTGAAACACCCGTAGATATTCCGGGTATCCAGGTTGCCGGCATGGATCCTCTGACACGGCAAGCCATGCAGAGGGGGCAGGGAATAGGTCAGTATCAAAACTGGCTGGGAACGGGGGCCGGAACCCTGGGCACGGCGCTCGCTTCAATGCAGTCGCGTGGTTATAACGTCCCCGGAATGTATGATACGGCGGGGGGAACTCTTGGGGGAGTTCCCGCCAGGTTCAATCAGGCAGCACAGGCAGCACAACTAAGTGGGGGAGCTTATCGCCCCACAGACGCTGCCGCTTTCATGGACCCGTATCAGCAAGAGGTTACCCGGGATGCTCTTGCCGAAATGCAGAGGCAGGGAGATATACAAAGGAACCAGCTAAGAGGACAGGCGGTGCAGTCAGGAGCCTTCGGCGGCAGTCGTCAAGGCCTCATGGAATCTGAACTAAACAGAAATCTGGCAGATATGCAAAGCCGGCGTATCTTCGAAGATAGAAGTCGTAATTTTAACCAAGCACAAAATGCCGCTCAGACCGCTTTTGAAAATCAGCAAAGACGTCAACAAGGTATTGGGGGGCTGTTACAGAATCTGGGTGTGGGCACAACTGGTCTGGGCATGGCCCAAAGAGACCTGGCGAGTGCTCGGGGCGAAGAAGCTGTTCGCATGGGTACGGGGATAACCGGAATAGGCACAGCGCAGATGAACTTGGCGCCGCTTGGTCAGAATATCCTGGCACAACAGGCCCAGGTACAATCCCAACTCGGTGCACTTGGCCAAACCCAGTCCCAGAGGGAATTAGACGCGGCGAGACAAGGAACACTGCAACAGGCTTACGAGCCCTTCAACCGTATCAGCTTTATGTCCGACATACTAAAACCGAACATTGGATCGACTACATCCAGTTGGGGCTCGAAATTTGAACCGTCAGCAAGTCCACTTTCCCAGGCCATTGGAGCAGGGATAGGTATGTACGGTATTAACAAGGGTATGAATAACCCCTTTGCCAACTGGTTTAGTGGTGGAGCCAGCCAATGAACAATAGAAGATCCCCCGTTCGTTCTGTTTTAGCGGAACGTAGACTGTTTGCGAATGGTGGAATGCTTCCCATAAGCACTCCCATGCAAAACACCATGGAGCAGCCCGGTGGAATCCTCGCGTCTTCTCAACCATTAATAGATGTCGTCGTACAGGAAGCTCTCAATCCCGATGGCAGTGGCACATTGTCCATGGATAACGGTGGTTATGTCAAAGGATCACCTGTAGTTGAGGCTCAGGAGGGCTGGGAGCCGGGAGCGCAGCAGGCTTTTATGCGACGTTATGTTGAGAGCAACCCCGGATATAAACCACAGTTTTGGCAGCCAAACAGAGAGGAGTTTCTGGATATTCCCTTCATATCCCCCCCCACAACCGTTTCGGAAATGGTGGGTGACTATCTGAAAGTAGACCCAGTCAACATTACCCCGCCCCAGGAGGAATCAGCAGACGCGGCGGCCCGGAGACAGCCACCGGGGTCGTTGGATTGGTTATATCAATATCCAGACTATCCAGAAAAACTTACTGACCCGGCAACGGGCCGGGATCACACATCGAGTATGATGACCGACGAAGCCAGAGAAGCCATTCAAGCCCGTTTTGTGAAGGAGGGTCAAGGCTTGGGGCTGACGGGACGAAGGTTAGCAAACTATGTAGATGATCAATGGGAGGAGCGGCACCAAGATCCTGATGTGGGTACTGACCCGGCATCGGGCCAGGATTACACATCCGGATTGTTCTACGGAGAAGTCCCAAGTCGCGAGGTTGCAGGTACTGAAAGTGTTGTTAAGGGTGCAACAAATAAAACATACACTCGAGAT